TAATTCTAATTTTGTTGAGTTTGAATTTAATTTTTCTTGAATACCAAAAAAAGCCCACGTGCCGATTGCAACCAATGCAATCAAGCTTGCAACCGTTTTCATTGGCATTTGGACTGCTGCTTCTTCTGAAATTTTAAGTGCCATTAGTTATAACTATACCCTGAGTTTGAATTTTCTAATTTTTTAAATAATAATTCGTGTTGTTTCATAATTTCTTCATCTGAATCTGTCATATCTTCTAATTTATCTTGAAGTTTTTCTACTTGTCTTTCAAGTTTAGAAACTTTATCTAATTGTACTGCTTGATTGGTAGAAAGATCAAATGTTCTAGTAAGAGTCCAACCTGCTAGAGCTAATAAAATTCCAACTAGCAAAGTCATTAATTTTTCTAACATTTTTACCTTATACTAAAATAACCTATGCATGCTGCTATAATAGTTCCTATACCAATTAAAACAGCAACTGCTCCTTTACCTCGTGAAACATCATCTGAAAGTTTAGATACTTTTCTATTTAATTCATCAATAGATTTAATTAAATGTTTCATTCTTTCTGCACATAATTTTTCATGTGTAGAAAGTCTGATACCTAATGAAGTATTTACTAATGAAACAGATGATTTTTTTGCCATAAATTACCTTTTTTAAAAAAGTTATATAACAAAAATAATAAAATTAAAAGTGATGACTTCCTTTACTTTGTTGATATCCTCCACTACTTGATTGATCAAATCCTGCATCAGAAGTAACTCCTTGATCTTGATTAGTGCCTCTAAAATCTGGCTTATCACCAGCATCACTATGAATATTAAATCCTGGTTCTCCATAGCCAGGAACATCATATGTCATCATATCTACAGTTTGAATATTATCACCTTGTTTATCTTGATCAGTTATTTTTTCTATTCTTTCTCTTTCAGCTTTATTAATAGCTCCTCCAGCAAGGACTGGTATTGCCCAAGGTGCTACTGCCATTAATATTCCACCTCCTGTTGCTCCTGCGATAGTGCTACCTACTCTTACAACATTTTGAACGTCTGAAGGTATTCCTAAATTTTCTTCTATAAAATTATTATATGCAGTTATATTATTATTTATTGTATTTTTATAATTGTCAATTTTACTTTCTTTATCAAAATCCCATTGAAATTTTCCTTTTTCTTTTCCTAGTTCAGGATAGTAATCAGAAGTTCCTTCTAAATCTTTTAATATTTTTCTATCTTTAATCTTTCTTTCGTTTTCTAAATCTTTTTTTAAATCTTCACCACCGTCACCTTCTTTAGAAGTTTCTATAATTTTTTCAGTAATATTAGAAGTATCAACACTATCTGGTTGTTCTATTTGACATATCCCATTTACTGACATTCTTCCATCTGAACATACGAATTCATTAGTTTCTTGATAATTAAGTAATAAATCATTTATAGTTGCCATATTATCTGCCCTGTCGGTTGTATTTCTTATACGACCTTTTTTCGTGTTTGTTAAGATTTTTTTTATGACGTCTAGGACGTTTTGGAGGTTTATCTCGAGGAGTAAAGTTTACAAACTTTATCCGAGCCATTATTTTTTCTTAAATTTAAGTACGTCTGCTGATTGATCTAATAATATTTTTTTTATATTAAAAGGTTTTTTATTATTTGTTTTAACAACAACACCTTTTCTTTTTCCTAAAGCTTCAGATAAAGTAGTTTTTTTATCTACTTTAGCAACTTGAATGTTACCATCATCATCAAAAGTTTTTTCTTCTTTTGTTGCTACAAAATTATCGTTTTCGTTTCTTGACATTTTTCTTTACCTTTTTTTTAATCTTTTTAGGTGCTGACATTCTAGAGTTTTGTAATCTACCTAATCCAGAACCTGCACCAGCTGTCATTTTCATAATTAATCTTTTTTTAAAGCGTTAATCATTTTCTTATTATATGAAGAATAAGAATTAGTTCCGGATTCAGCTGTCTTTTTTAAATCTTTAACAGCATCAAGTTCACCTTTATGACTAACTTTTTTTTCTTTTTCTTTTTTTTCGATTAATTCTTGAACACGAATTTTTTTTTCTACTGTTAAATCCTTAACCATAATTAACCTCTTTTAATTTTTTTAATAAAAGATTTATTGTCAGAACTAAAATTTGAATTTCTTTTTAATTTAGATATAAAAGCTCTGTTATCACCATTGTAATCAGAATTGCCTTTTGTTTTATCTTGAATAGTTTTTTCAGCAGATGCATCCATATGTGGTGGATGAGCTTGTGGTCCAAAACCTGCAGCAGCTCCACTTGAATTGTACTGAACAGGTGTTTTAGTAGTTTTCTGTGTAGTTGTCATTAGTAGATTCCTCCAGTTATATTTACACTCTTAACGAAATTTTCCATTTCGTTCTCTCGTCTTGTTTGTTCTTTTACTACTTCATCTCCAGGATCTTGCATAGCTTTTTTAATCATAGCAGCTGGCTCGATTGCTTCAGGAAATTTTTCATAAAATCTAGCATTAGCTCTTTTAACATCTCTTACACTAAAATTTTCAGTAGTGTAATTAGGTTCTTTGCCTCGTCTAGTAAATGGGTTACTCATTTAAGTCCTCCGTTGTGCTTAATTTTTTATTAAGTATAGACTGAAAACAACTCTGTGTAAAGGTCGGAAGTAACATTTCGCTAATAGGATTATTATTATGGCCAGTAGACCAAGATAAACAAGGAACTCCCTTCTCATCCCATGCAACTAGAGCATATCCTTTAATATCTACTTTATCAGTTATCTTAATACATGCATCATGAAAAGCTTGTACTACTTGATCATCTTGAGCTTTTTGTATCTCTTTTGGACTAGGAATTTTTTTTTTTAAAGGTCTATACTTATTAAGAGTAATAATGTTTGTTTTTATTGCGTTGTTTCCTCTGTTCATAGTTTTCTTCTTCAGGATCATCAGGATGAGCTACTAAAAAGCCATCACGTATTCGTAATAAAGCTTGTACACAAGTATCGTGTATATCATCAAACTTTCCATAAGGAAAAGCTGCTGATTCCTCTATTACACTTTTAGTCCAATCTTTATCCAAAGTAAACACTAATCCGCCTTCAAACATTGAAGCTACCGAGTGCGTTCTGGATACCTTATCTCTATCAGGAGTATAAGTAATTACAGGCACTCCAGACCTTCTCATATCTTGTATTAAACTTTGGCCTGAAGCTCTTTTTTCAATTAATACTTGATCAGGGTACCATTCTTCATAACTATCTTGTGCACGTTTTCTTAAATCTGGATATTCTAATCTTTCTTTCCAAGCATCTAATAATAAACATGCAGCATAAGGTTGATTATTTTCATCTCTTGCTGTATATACTCCCCATGTAGAACAAGCTGAAAAGTCTGCAGTATCTTTCGTACTAAAAGCAGTATCATAAGATTGTACAACATAAGATAAGATTGGAATTTTATCTTCTGGATATATCTTCCACCAATCTCTTTTTATAATGGATCCTTCATCAGCTGCTGGTTGTTGTTGATAAAGTGCAGACCATACTCTTTCTCCTACTGTACTTCTAATTTTTTCTAAATCTTTTTTAGAATAAGCTTCTGGCCATAAAGCATTTCCTTTTGAATCAATGGCTGGTAAATCTAAAATTTTCCAATCTTCTTTACTTTCATTTAAAATGTGTCCAGCTAAATCATCTTGGTGCCATCGAGTTTGAATTATAATTATTTTTCCACCTGGTTGTAAACGAGTATAAGCAACTGACTTATACCACTCGATTAAATTTTTTCTTTGGACTTCTGACTCTGCATCTTCTCTTCCTTTAATCGGGTCATCTATAATTAATAAATGTGCACCTCTACCAGTAATTGCTCCTCCTGCACCGACAGCTGAATACGTTCCTCCTTGCATCGTATGAAATCGTTTAGCTGAAGTTGAATCTGATCTAAGGCCCACTTGTGGAAATACACTATTAAAGTCAGGACTAACTATTTGATTACGGACCTTTCGTCCAAAGTCATCTGCTAATTCTTGAGCATAAGTAGATTGTATAACAAATTCATTTGGATTATTTCCTAAATACCAAGCTGGAAAAAATTCAGAACATAACATTGACTTTCCATGTCTTGGTGGCATAAAAACTGCAAGTCTATTTATTTCGTTTTTTTCTAACATCTCTAAATTTTTTGCAATTAATTGTATATGAGCAGGATCCTTATAACCAGGATATATATGTTTCGCATATTGTAATAAAGTTTTTCTAGCTTGAGAAGTTGATAGTATCTTATTTAAATGTTCAATGACTTCACCCGCACGTGGGTCTTTAGTCTTTTTGTATATCTGAATAGCTGACTTTAACCGTTCCTTGATCTGGAGTTCTTGCATTTTGTAATCCTTGTCCTACTGCTCCTTTATTTCTATAAGCCTCAAATTTTTCTGCTAATTTAGTAAATGGCTCTACTTCTTTTCGTACAATTTTTTGCCAATGTAAAGAAGGTTGTCCTATTTTATCTAAATACCAAGCTAATTTACTTGCATCAGCAAATCTTTGATTAATTGTTTTTTGATGATGTAAGTCTCCTTCTTCTTTTGGATTACCTTCTTTATACACTCTTGTTTTAAAAATTTCGTCATTATTATTTCCTGTTATATCAGCTCTATCATGTAAAACTTTAACTGGTACATCTTGCATGATATCTAACATATAAGCAATCTCTGAGAGCCACGCATCATTTTGGCCATGTAAACTTAAATGATCTAAACATCTAAACCAATCCCAGGGTACAATAGGAAAGATACTATAAGGATGACCTGTTGATTCTTGTACTCGAAGCAATTTAAACTGGCCATCAAACTTTCCTATTTCTGAATCCCAATCTTTAGTTTGCATTATAGCATCATCATTATAGATCATGATCCATGTACCTTGAGCATATACAGAGAGAGCATTATTGTATCTGTGTAAATTTTCGTAACCTAATCTTTTAAACTTAATTACTGATCTAGCAGGATGTTTAATATCTTTTAAAAAATCTATACTTTCCTTATCATCGTCATCTACTCCATAAAGTAGTTGAATCTTATCGGGTTCTTTAGCATTATCTAATAATGATTCTGTACATTTTTTAATTAAAGGAATTCTTTTTCGAGTAGGAAGTAAAACTGATATAGACATACCTCACCTTATTCTGTTTATATGGATATATAAACAAAAATATTTGCCCACCGTCCTCCCTGTTTCAAGTAAGTCTCCCTACCATTTAGTGAAACAGCACCTAAATTACTGAACAGAAATTATTTTTTATTTCGTAAAGAAACTATTAAAGTTCCGTAATAGTCAGTAATTAGGTTCAGTGATACAATTATTTTTTCCAATATCCAAGATATTAATAAACTTGCATATCTAAACAATTTTAGTATAAGCTGTGTTATATAAATGGGAGTTAAAGTTACTCCCATTAACAATAAGCATATACTCACTGTTATAAAATCTAAAGTTTTTTCCAATAATTTAATTCGTTAAGTTTAAGAAAGAAAAATGATTAAAGCTATAATACCAACTATTGCTATTCCGCAGCTCCAGCCAGTTGATTTACATAAAGGACACATTCCGTCTTTCCATAATTTTGAAGAAAAAGGTATATATTGACACACATTAAAAGTTTTAAGCCAAGACACTAAACTATTAATTTTATTTTTTATTTTTAAAATCATAAGATACTCCTTATATTTTTTCCGTAGGCTACTATTTAAAAAGCAAAATGTACAGCTATAAAATTTATATACATTTAATTCATTCATCACTCTTTCTCTATCTTTCTCCCTAGAAAGAGCCCATTCGCTTTTTAAACTTAATACGATTTTTTTTTATTAAACTTAATACGATTTTTAAATACTATTTATTTAAGATTAGTTTTTTATTTTTAGATTAGTTTTTTTAATTCGTTCTTAACGAAAAAAAAAGAATAAAAAAAAACGCGTATCTAATTTAATAGATACGCGTTTTAATTCGAATTAATAACTTATAAGTTATTTATTCTAGTTTCGAAATATTTAATATTCTCTATTATTTCGTTACTTACTTTATTATTCTTAATAAACTCTTTATTCGAGTTTAATAAGTCTAAATATAAGTCTTTTTTATCTTTATCTAGATAACTATTTAAATCGATTAATAGATTTACTTTTTTAAATCTATTATTTTTAGTAGTATCGTATTCTATATCGATTTTTCTATAGTCGTTATTAAAAGCTTTTTCTATATTCGTAGAAAATTTCGCTTTTTCGTAAATAAAAAAAGACTTCGTTTTATCTCTTTTATTATTAAATAATCTAAATAAAATTTTTTTATCTTTATATTCTCTAAACGATAAAGCGATTTTATTCTCGATTATTTTATTTTCTATTTTTTTCGTATAGTTTATTTATCTCTCTTTCTACTTTCTATTAACTTAATTAATAAATTAATTAAATCTATTAAGATAAGTAATAGAATATTATTTTATTTTAAAAGAAATTAAAAGAAAAAAATATATTAATTCTCGTATAAGTAGAATAATTTTCGTTCTCGTTTCGTTCTCGTTTCGTTCTTTGCTCGTTCTTATTATTCTATTTTTAGTTTAAATAGTAATATTAGTTTAAATCGTAATATAAGAATAAATTAATATTAAAAATATCGTAAATATTAATCGTCTAAAATAGTATATAAGCATTTTTTACTTTCGTTAATTAATTTAATTAATTTATTTATATTTATTTTTTTATATTAAAAAACTTTTTTATTTTAATTTAAGTATTTTATCGTAATGCTAGGCTAGAGCTTTTATTTTTTTTTTTATTTTTCTTGATCCCTGCTGATCCGCCTTGATCCTAGGATCCGTGCTGATCACTCGGGCTCAAGCACATTTCAACAAGCCAATTTCAACAGCCTTCAACAAGGCCGGGTTGCTTGCTACTGAATGTTGTGGTCCTTGGCTATCTTGTCTAGGTATGTGGACATCTCATCATCGTTCATAGCATCT